TGGCTCTGACTTGCTGCAAGAATATTAACTCTTTCTCGTAATCGCGCAGATCAAAAGCATCGGGGTAGAAAACCTCAACGTTAGGCGTAATTCCTAGCCAGTTGCAGAAATAACCCCAGATATGCTCCTCGGCAAGTTCCAGCAAATCGGCTTTTTCTGATAGCTTGGCGTTAAGCATCTGAAACTCGGTCTGCATTGCCACGCCTGATTGAGTCAGTGCTTCAGTACCCCTAACCGCACCCATATGCGCCATCTTGTTGATCGCTTCGATCTTATCTTTAATTGCTTCTCGAATTGAGTCGATATTCTGGCCGCTAGGTTGTAGTAAATAGGGCTTGAGTCCTGCATCGCTGTCTTCAGACAAGTTGATAACCGATCCTGCTCCAGCACTTGCATCTGCGTCGTAGGTCTTAACCAATGAAGGGTGATTGCTGATCCTGATGAGCTGCTCGATCTCACTTAGCTCTTGATAGATTGCTTTCTGCATTAGCGCCACATCACTCAGATCACTGATACCAATCCCCCTGACAACACTACGCGCTGCGGGTAGAAAGGCCGCTGGTATCTTCCCGAGCGGGTTGGGTATCTCTTCGATCTTGGTTTCTGCGTGACCGTCGTCTTTCCAGTATTCAATGATATCCTTGCGCCACAACCTGTAATAGCTGACCGTTGTGGTTGCATCTTCCCTGTCGATTGACTCTCTCAGCTTTAAGTATGTCAGCTCAAATCGCCCGCTAGGGGTGCGCTCATATTTCCAATCAAACACGTTTTCAGGGGTGAAGAGAGTCACATAAGGCCGAATATCTTGGTCTAGCTCTTCTGCGCGTGTCTGTGCATTGCTCTGCGGCTTGTCTACCAAGATCCATACATGACCATAAACAGACGACCAAATCTGCGCTTGCTTCATAAAGCTGTTGAAGCTCATGCCGTCAAGGTCAGCATCTTTGACGAATGACTCCAGAGCTGGGTTGTTGGTCAGCCCGTTAAAGTTTCGGACAGGTGGAACCCTCCACAGAAACGACGAATATATATGCACAATGTTTCGACAGTGGTTATCAACAGGGGTCAATGCTACCCGTCTGCTGTATTCGTCTTTGGATTCGTTTAGATATGCGGTCAGGTATGACCCGTTCTGATAATCCTCGCCGCCTAGATATGAGCGAAGGTATAGCTCCCATCGCTGCTCGTGTATGTCATAGTCAGGGTGCTGGTATTCTAAAAATCGCATTAAGTCCACCTCGTAGGCTGTGGCGTTTCATGTTCCTTGCGAATGGGGAACATATATTCGATTAGGTAGCCGAGCGCATCATTCATGTGATCGAACCCGTCATCCTTATTTGGTTGGCTAGTGCCTTCTTTGTACGTTTGCCGCTCCAAGCTGTTGATTACGTTTTTACAGTTTGGCGTAACAAATAACCGCCGTTGTTGCTGACTAGATAGCAGTCGGCTATTGACACTGTTTATCCTATCACGTATTGCAGGATGCTTACTGCGTACTTTAACCCGAAACCCTGCGTTTTGTAATATGTTTAAGTCTGTGCGGCTACCGGCTGAGGTCTTGCGCTGCGCTGCTGCTGGATCTGGATATATGGTGATCGCGTTCTGCTTATACCTCTGCCTGATCTCGTCCACCATCTCATCGGTGTTTGATCCATACATCACGATCTCGTCTATCGCGTGCAAGGTGCCGCCATTCCTAACGCAGACAACCGCTGACATGGGGTCAACGTTAAAGTCCATTCCGATATGCAGCTCCTCGGCTGAGGCATTATACGCTTTGACTGACTGCTCGCGGCTAAATGCGTAATAGATAATCCCGCTGTAATTGACGAAACGAGCCTCATACTCTTGCTGAAATGTTCTTTCATCGAGGTCATTTTTGGCTGCTTTTATCTCGTCAGGGTCAACGTTCCCGCCATCAATCGTCGTATATTGGAACGCTTCCCATGATTCTTGACCGTCTACACCCCTAGTCCATAGATCGTAAAAGTGGTTTCTGCCTTTGGGTGTGCCAATAAATAGCGCACTTCCGCGTCTATCAGATAGCGATGGCCGCAGCACCTCATGCCACGCTTCAGGACGCATATCAGCAAATTCATCTAACACGCAAAAATCTAACGCTCGCCCTCGCAGATTGTCGGGCTTTTCTGCACCCTTTAAAGCTATGCTCGAACCGTTACGCAGATCTATGCTTAGCGCCGTCTCGTTTTTCTTGGTCATGTAACCGTCAGGTATCGCGTCAACCAACATATTCCACGCTATTTCCTTGGCTGCTTTATACGTTGGGGCAACATACCAGCAGTTTTGGGATTTACTTTGCAGCGCGTGTTTTAACAGCTCATAGGTTGACAGAAAGGTCTTACCAAACCGACGACCCGCCACAACGACCCTAAACCGCGAGTCATTGAAGAAGATATCATCTTGGGGTTTGGTCAGCTTCATCGGCTCTCTGTATCACTATAGGCTGTAGATCAACAGGCTCTGATTCTGGCTGATCCCGTTGTCCCAACCAATTCTTGCCAAGCCACACCAGCATCGTCGTATTACCATCCATTGCGGTCGTGTATTGCTTGCGTCGAAGGCTCATTTTGCCAGTGCTGGCCTTTTGCTTGAAATACTCCGCAAAACTGACCTCATGCTCGCGCTTGCAAGCCCTGTTCAGGGTGTCGTAACTGATGCCAAGAATCGACGCTTGCTCTTCACCTGTGCAGTGGATAGCGCACATCTGATCGACTTGCTCCCAGTCTATCTCTATCAGTGGTCTAGCCATTGTTTAACTGACAAACGTCTGTTTGATTATAAGCTCCTCGTCTTCGTATTCTTGGCTTGCCAGATCGAATTTGTTCATCGCTTTGCGACTGCTTCCCACGCCGCCAAGATCCGCGTATACGCTTGACCCAAACCCAATACAGCCCACGACATCATCAGCAGTATTAGCAACGTGGATGAGTATGTGAGTACGATTAGGCACTTCAAGCACTTCCCAGACATTTGGGCCGAATCTTGGCGAATTTCTCCTGCCAAGTCGATAGTAGCCCTCTGGTATGCAAGATACATAAGGTTGGTTATCTTTCCAAGGTTTCTCGATAGTCCAAAAAACATGCTCTCCATAAACGGCTTTCCCCAAAGTTCGATCTGGCAATAACGCAAATCTGGTGATTTCAATCATCGGTCATTTCTCTTTGAAACTAAGCAAGTATATCCCATTTTATTAATGTTATGTTTATGTCAAAAGTTTTGTTGACATTGATGATAGCATCCTTAAAATAGGTATCAAGAAAAACGAAGGAGAGAGAGATGACAGTTAAAGTTTACCAGTTCCACCTAACCCAAGAAGACGAAGCCCTTTTGAACAAAGATGGTTGGTTGGCTTCAGAAAGAATTACTGCCTACGCTGACAAAGGTTGTAGCTGGAAAGTTGAAGATGGAAGTTACGATGCCGCACAATGGTTTCACGCTTACTCGCACGTTGCCACGGTCAATGCTGACGATTTAGATGATGTTTATCGTCTTACAAACCTTTGGGACAAGCCTGAGCTGGTAGAAAAGCACTCAAGAATGCACAGCGTCTCTATCGGTGACATCTTGGAAATGAACGGCGAGTTCTTCTTAGTAGCAGGCTGCGGCTTTGAAACTCTTAACATAGGTCAGGCGGCTTAGGCCGCCGGGAGGAGAGAGATGGGAGCAATTAAAATAACAAAAATGTTTTATCTTGATCACGTTGGGCGTGATCTGCCAGCACCACCAATTGTCAAGGAAACTAAGTCGCACATTTGGATTGATGCAGCAAGCGAACATTTGAATGAGCTGTGGTCCGATGCAAGTTTTTATGCCGATTCACACAGCTTCGACGTAGAGTTTGGGAGCAGCTTGGCAGCCTTGGTTCGGTCAGCGAAAGCCACCGAGAAAGCGATCACAAGTTATATCAAAGAAGCGGCTTAGGCCGCCCAAGGAGAGAGCAATGATAGTTATTGAGTACAGAGTCGAGCAGCGTGGATCGGCTCTTATCAGTGGTAAAGAGTACCCTGATTTTCGAGTGGCCTTGTATGTAAATGGCAAGTGGGAAAACGAATGGGGCAATCTATGGAGCAAGAGCAGAGCCGATGAGGTTGCTAAACGTTTAAACACGAACATTGAGAAGGGTTTTCTATGAATCGACTTACTAAAATCGGCCTTGGGTTAATTGTTTTTTTCCTTGTACTGCTCGTGTCCAGCCAAGACTTTGAGCACCAGACCATGATAGACGGCGAATATACGTACAACGTCTGTTCTGGTTTTTGGCCTGATTACAAGAATCTTAAACCTGACTGCGAGACTGGCGAATGAACGGGAAATGGAGCAAAGAGAATTTCGAGCAATTTGACCGCGAAAATCCCGACATCTTTAAGACTTTCGCGCAATTCGCCTTAATAGCTACCCGCCACCGACGCTACTATTCGGCCAAGGCTGTTTTTCATCGGGTTAGATGGGAGACTATGGTCTCAGGCAAAGATGACTCTTACAAGATCGATGACGGATGGATAAGCCATTACGCCCGAAAGTTTATGATCTGCTACCCAGAGCATGATGGATTCTTTCAGACTCGCAGCCGCCGGGATAGTTACCACAACGTTTCACGTGAAACATTAGGAGAGGAAAATGAAACCAACTAGGAATGAGCTTTTGTTGGCCTTACTTGCGCTTGTCAAAGTGCGGGAGACTTACGATAACCTTGATCCATGCGATGACATGGAAGTTTTAGACGTTATCCGACTGCTGGATCGATTACAGTCTGAAATGCCTAACTGACGTTATCGTCCAAGGCTGTTTCTCTTTCTATGAGGATCTCGATGTAGTGTGCTGCTTTTCTGAGATCCTCTACCCCGCCTTTATCCCGCCACCTAGAGATGTATTTAACAACCGCGTGCTCACAGATACCCAAGTCGTTAGCTAATGCGTACTCCAAGGGCTGAATCATCATTGTCTTGTAATGGCTGCCTGAAACTTGACGATCCATTGCGCTCATAGTAACTCCTGAATGTTTGCCTTCAATCTGCCTTGCTCTCCGTACAATTTGTGGAGGATTACGCAGGTCATACTTCGAGAACTGGCATAGCCAGCACCAGCGTGGTAAGAATCGGCGGGTGCTAATATATTCCAGCTCTCGAACAAAGCCCCAGAGTATTCTTCTTGATTCTTGTGGTGTATGTGGCCTGTCCAAACGAAGGTGTGATCTGACTCTCCCCATTGCTTCCTCAAGTTGCTTACGATTGACCCGTGGAGATTCGCCATTTTAATCCGGTCTCCGTGATGGGTCACAATCAAATTCTTGCCCCATTGCCACCAAACAAACTTTGAAGCGTTGTCAAATACCTTGACCCTTGGGTCTTCCTCAAAGTACAGGCGCATAACCTCATTTAACCATAGGGCAGCATCTGGGTCATGATTCCCTCGGACGTTCACAATCCACACTTGATTATGCTTCTCAAGCATACGTAAAACGGTACGCTTTATCACGTTGCTGGCTGCGCGAATGGTCTTTGAGTATCTTCCGTCAGAGTCTAGTAGGTTTTTTGAACTAGGGGTTGAGCTGGTGCTGTCGTTAATGTGCATGAAGTCGCCAAGATTAACCAGCACCCCAACCTCTCCGGCTGGCGCAGAGCTTACCAGTCGGTCTATCGCATTCTCCAAAAGCGTTTGGCTGATTTTAACGTCGTAGTCGTCGCCCATCGTCTCGCTGTGGTGAGCAAGCATCCCAAGGTGATGATCCCCAATAATGTAGCTAACCATAAGATCGTCGTCAGTGCTTGCAGGCGCGTCTGTGGGGGCATGTATTCCGGTGACTTCATCCTTAAATCCATCTACAAATTCGGCTATCAGTTCTTCTAGTTTCTCTCGGTCAGGCTCTTGGATGTGCCATTGCAGGACGATCTCGTTGTCCATGTTGTAGGCAGTAGAAACGCGCTTGGTTGTAAATCCTGGCGCTACCTGTCTGTTCAAATTGTAATCAGGCGCGAATCCTTTGCGGCTTGCTCGCTTGTGTACCTTACCGACGACCTCCGAAATTCGTCTTGGCTCTTTGCCTAGTTGATTAGCAATCTCGGTCTGAGACATCCCGCTGATGTGCATCTCAATTACCTGTGTCTGGTAATCGGTGTTGCAATACTCTAAATGCTCACGAACGCTTTTACTCGTCATCGTCTTCTGACCAAATCATGTGTGCGAAAACGTTTGACGCAACTTGCAAGCGTCCAATAATGCTCGAAAGGCTATCCGGGTCGGTAGAAAACGAGCCGGGCATTTGCAAATCGAAGCCGTCTTGACGCTCGATCACAATAACTGCCCCGCTTACATCTCCAGCCTCACACGCTTCCAAAAGATCACGCAAGGTTTCGCGGACCTCTTCTGCATTTCGATCTAAGATTGAGACTTGGCCCATTCTTTGTTTTTCGCCTGATAAACCGACAGCAAATCTTTCAGCTCGTCGATTGTGTATTTCTTTGGATCTTGCGGCCCCTCTAGCCTCTCCACTGCCTCCAAACCTATTTTATTAATTAAGTTTGGCCGATATTCTGCCAAATTGCCACTTTTGTAATTGTTACAAACACTGCACTGCTTGTGAGTATTTTGTTCGTCAAATCTCAAAATTGCAGAGTGACCGCCTACGCTCATGTAGTGACCGGCATGATATTGGCCTTGATGATGCCGCTGGCAGCTTATGCAGGGGTCTTTGTGATCTCTCTGGCGTATGTACTTGTTAAACTCAGTCTGTACTCGCTTAATCCAATACCCCCGATCCTTTTCCCTTGCTTTTTTCTTCTCCTGCCTGATTGCCCTTTTGTTTAGCCTTGCAGCCTCTGCTCTGCCGAAGTCAACCAAGCACTCAACGTTGTTGCAGGTCTTTTGAAACGTACTGAACTCAGGCACAAAAGGTTGGAGGCAAATCTTGCATTTCTTAGCCATACCGCTAACTCTCAATATCTCAATGACTAAGGATAGATTATTTCCTTGGAATGTCCCACATCTGTGGATCTGTGAGCTGAAATCCTAGACCCTCGAAATGCTTTTTGACCTCATCCAAAAAAGCCCCGTGTTGGGCGATGTTCATCGCTGACGTAACAGGAAAGTCAAACGGTTCAACCATCAACTCAAGTTTCTGTTCGTAAGCCATTGGCCTAATGATTCGGTCGTACTTTTCGCGGTACTCAGGGCTATCCCTGCGGAGAATGGGAACCCCAAAATGCAACTTGCAATAACCCCGATACTCCCACGCTTTTTGATCCCCTTGCTCTTCTGCATCTCTAAACCATTGCCACTGGGTTCTGTTCTGCGCCAGTGATCGGGCCTTAGAAGCCTTTTTGATTGCTACATCGATAGGATACGACAGCTCGACCTGTTGCAGCATCGTCAATAGATTGTTTTTGTCCTCTTCACCATGCAAAACCATGTGGATTTCAGACGCTGACAACATACCCCCAAGGCTATCATTACCTAGCGTTTTCATTTCCGCTAGGCGCTCTTTTTGGCGCTCTGTGGCCTTCTGTGATGCCTTCCTCATCTTAGCCTCGCAAACATTTTTTTAGCTTCCGCTATCTGCTCGTCGGTGACTTCATACAAAGACTTTTCGCCGGTTATACAAACATCGTGATGATACTGAGTAAACGTAAAAGATCGGCACACTTGGCAAACCGTGGTGTCTCTGCTTGGCCTGTGCGCTGGCTCTAGCTTTATCTCTTCGAGCATTTCCTTAAACTCACCCAAGGTCGGCGCAAACTTCTTAAACTTCTCGACAACCTTCAAGGTGGCTTTGTGAACTAATGCCTGATCGTAGTGCTTCAGGTATGACCACCACAGCTTCTTGGTCGAAGCTATATCCTCGTCTGAGGTGTCATTTAAAAATGACGGGTAATTTAACCGCATAACCCCAAAGAGCTGATTGATATAGCTCTTGTCTAAGTCCTCACCAATCTGTGCTGGTTGCGATCTTCGTTGCGCTGTGACGGCGTTGCTGACGATTCTTCCGCTCGTATATTGTCTTCCATCCATTGCTGTTTGCCTCCTCAAATAATGTTTTAACATCTTCCCCGTTTTGGGCGTACTCTTCAGCTCGACTGGCTAAAGTAGCCAATGCGCGAGCCGTGTTGTTCGCCTTTAGTTTAACTCTAGTTTTCAGAAATTCATTCCAGAGTTGTCTGTCTACCCCAAGCGCGGCCACGCGCTGATAAATTTCTTTTATCTTTTTCTTCTCTGTATCTGTATCTGTATCTGTATCTGTATCTTGGGCCGTTACAGTAACAGGCTTGTAACGTTTCTTTTCTGTTACATTGTTTTTAGGTTTGAGTTTGGCTCTGTATTTGGCAACTCGTTCCTTGCTGCTGTCAGATCTAAACTGTCTATCGTCCCAGCTAATTGGGCAGAAGTTTTCGTCAATCAAATTGACAGCCAACAAGCGACTTTTCAAATCATCTAGTTCTGCAAATGACAATCCGAGCTTAACGCTTAAAGCCCTTTCCAGCAGCTCCCCGCTGCCTTTCATGATGCCTTGATTCTTACAAGCCAGTATAGCTACGTAGTGCCATCTGTCTGAGAATGCCAAGCATCGTATCTTGTAGTTGTCGATTATCTCACTGTATAATCTAAACCAAGGTGGGTTATCGTTTGACCGCATTTCCTCTCCTTCTCCTTGTTGGGCTCCTTCGGGAGCCTTTTTTTTAATCTCCGCTCCAAACCCTTTTAGTAATGCGCCGCTCGATGCGCTTCACTTCAAAGTCCTCAGTGCAAAGAATCCACATCCCTTCCTTGCAGAGCCAAGTGTACACAAGCTGGCGCGATACCCCTGCGACTCTTGCGAGTTGTGATTGGCTCATCCCGCTCTCCTCTAAAAAATAGGCTAATCGCATTTCAATTAACCCCGTTGCCTGACTCATAGCTACCTCCTGCGACAAATCATATATTGTTATGGCTGTAAAATAAAGCGTTTACATTAGATCCGAATGAACTTAGAATGTAAACCTGAATTATGACAATGGAGAAGAGGATGAACGATATAGAAAAATTGGCCAGCGACTTGGAGCATTACGCACAAGTGCTGCACGATCAGGTCCGCAGAGGCTATTACCCAGCAGACCCCAGCGACATCGGTTTGCTACAGCAAGCGTCAGACCTGATGGATAAAATCAGCTTAGAACTTTGCGAAGCACAAGAAGCTGACGAAGATCGTCAAGATACCGAGGATTATCTAAGCAGCTTGCTTGACGCGGATGCCATGAAAGCATCTCTGCGATCTTTGAGCATCTACGCGAAATGAGGTTGCCGCCAAATGATTGTTGTTTAAGGCTGCGAGCGATTGAGGCTGGATTGTACAGACACGCAATGTACAACGAATTTACTCATTACGAGGAACGTAAGCTACATCAGGCGATGGATAAGCTAGAAGCTGTCTATCAAAGAATCGAAAAAAGGTTGGAGAGAAAAAGTGCGGAATAGTGAAAGCATCGAAAACATAGCCAAAGCATTTTGCGAGGCACAAGCAGAGATTGGTGGCGCTGTAAAAAGCGCCGAGAACCCTTTCTTCCATAGCAACTACGCAAATCTGGAAAGTATTATAAAAACCCTGAAACCCACCCTGATAAAGTACGGGTTAAGTTTTATGCAAATGCCGCACAGCGACGACCGAGGCGTTGGGGTACTTACTAGGATTTTGCACACTAGCGGCGAATGGTTTGAGCACAGTTTCACGTTGCCCTTGGTCAAGCCAGACCCACAAGCAGCAGGGTCAGCTATAACTTATGCGCGTAGATACGCATTACAAGCAGCTTTTGGCATCCCGGCAGTGGATGATGACGGCGAAGCGGCAATGTTTAGGGTAGCAAGTAAACGAGAAATTGAAACATTAGGCAAACTGTTGATTACAAAAAATCGAGATGAAGAAACGTTGCTGAGAAAGATTAAGTCTAAGCACCAGTCGATTAACGATCTCAGCAGCGCAGAGGCGCTAAAAGCGATACGTCTACTGGAGTCAATACCATCATGATCGTTCATGATGTAGAGCAAGGCACAGAGGCGTGGCATTTGTTGCGCCTTGGTGTTCCTACCGCATCCAATTTTGGCAAAGTATTCACTAGCACCTGTAAGGTTAGCAGTAGCCTTGACGATTACGCGCTAGAGCTGGCGGCAGAAATTATTTCTGGCCAAAAAGCAGAATTGTTTGTCACTGATTGGATGACCCGTGGTATCGAAATGGAGGCCGAGGCTGTAATGGCTTACGAGCTTATTAAAGATACCGAAACCGAAGTGATTGGGTTCGTGACTAACGATGAGCAAACGATAGGCTGTTCGCCCGATCGAATGCAGTTAGAGGTCAAGTGCCCAGCACCTAAAAATCACCTGAAGTATTTTGATGGGGGTAAATGCCCAAGCAATTATTACCCCCAAGTACAAGGGTGCATTTGGCTTTGTGAAACCGACAGTTGGGATTTTATGTCGTATCATCCAGCCATGCCGCCTTTTATTGTTACCGTTTACAGAAACGATAAATATATAAAAGGCTTAGACGACAATCTTCAAGTATTACTTGAGAAGGTCGAAAAACTTAAACACAAAATAGGAGAGTAAAATGGCCACCATTGGCTTGAATTTTAGTATCGATGTTACCAAGCTCGACAAAAACCGCCTTTATAAAGGTAAAAAAGGAACCTATGCGAACCTGACCGTATTCGTTGACAGCGAACAAAGTCAGTATGGTGATAATGGAATCATCTCTGAGCAATCAACGAAAGAAGAACGAGAGCAAAAATTACAACTGCCTATTATTGGCAATGCTAAAATCTTCTATACTAAAGACGCGGATAATTTTGCACAGCAAAAAGCTCAGCAAACCGCGCCAGCGCATCATGAAGCACCACCAATAGAGGATTTCGATGACGACATTCCATTCTAAAGGCCATTGTGCTTTCTGTGGCGTAACTGTTAGACGAGATTTTAAGATTTGCAGCAAGTGCAGACAGTACAGAAATCGAAGTCCGCAAGAAGCGCCTATGGCGTTAAATGCGAATAAATGGTTACAAAAACGTTGGGTTTAAAATGGTGACTGCTGGGGAATCGCACCCCATTGACGGAAGGGGAGAGGAGGGGAACGTCAAGGCCTAGCCGCAGTCATTTATCTCTATGCACTGAATTTTTCTTTTCGTAGGTTCTCATTGCCCCTAATCCTAACATACCCATCAGGACGGGCATCATAGTTTCGAGAGGGACCAAAGGTATCACAATATCGTACCCGATCAAGGCTAGAACAAAGTTAGAGAAGGGTATGGTAATAAAATTACCAAACATACCCAGAACGCAAACCCATCCGACTGCTGGCCTCCACCCAGACACAAACAAAGACTTATGAGCCGCTTCTACCTTATTGACCTCTAGCTGCGCTTTAGCAAGCTCTTGAGCGTGCTGGTCGGCCATTGTAGCTAGGTCATGGGCAAGCCTAGCCTTCTGATCCTTGTCCTCTATAAACTTATCTAGCAACCCCGTGACTGGGCCGATCAATGATTGCAGCATTGTTTAATCCCTAATCAACACGATATCGAAGTTAGCTGTCACTCGGGAATCGTTGCCGCTTACATTATCAACCCTGATATCAATATCGGTTTTTTCTGGCACGCGCAAAGGTGCGTGATAGTCATAGCGATAATGGCCAGACGATTCTGCTATATGAGCAATTCTGAACGGCTTCCCGAATAGCCGGTGATACATAAGGATCTGGCAATTCTTGTTTGAATCAATGGTCGCATCCAGCGCCACCATATAGCCTGTGTGCCCCGCAGGGACGGTATAGACGGCCATAAGGGTTTGAGCGTAGGCAACATCAATTTGAGCTACAACGGTCCCTGTTCCGCTTGTAACGCGAGCTGTGATCGTTCCCACGTTTGCGCCATCCCCATAGGTCATGCGAAAAACACGGATGAAAGTGCTTGTGGTAGCAACTGCGCTTGTTCCTGTTAGCGTTACAGATTCGGTTTGCTCATTGTAATTTGCATCTAATCCTTCAACAGTAAGGATCGCTGTGTCGCTCGCACTAGTGCTGATGCAATAAATCGTCTGTGCTGTGGCAAGTGATGCCCAAGGATACAAGTCGCCGCCTGTCCACACGCTTTCGGGATCGGTAGCTTGGTCAATGTCAAAGTTAGCGCCAAATTTGTGGACTATCTTGCTGTTGGGTATTACAAGCCTAGCTACATCTAAGTAGGGATTAGGTGTCGGTCTCTCAGGATGGAATTGATACATAGGTCTGTTCCAAGATTATTTATCTTTAGCTTTCCCAATATTAAGCGCAAACATCTCTAGCACCTTATAGACCTTCGCAATGATGGCATCGTCTTTAGGTGTAGGGGTTACTGCACAAATTGCGCTACAAAGTGCTACCAATGTCGTCGCTATCTCTATGTACTCCAGCATACTGATCTCCTATTTCGCAAGCCGTTACGATCTTGCCGTATGTTAATTTTTCCGCTGCAATCTCACATTCTTTTAGGGTGTCAAACTCAATACGATCAGGGCTTACCCAAGACCCGATCATAATAATTAAAATAAACTTCATTTACTTCTCTTTTATTTCCTCCATTTCACGTTCTAAGTATTGCAGCCTAATCTCTTGGGCATGGTTGG